ATTAAAATTAAAAGAAAAATATGTAAAATTAATTGTTCTTACTTTTGATGAAATGCCAATTCAAGAGATACAAGGTAAAGTAACTGGCGGCAATCTTACACTAGATGGGTCTTCAGGAATGAGACGAACTGGTAATTTAAGTATGGTTGCTGATGAATATGAGAATGATTTAACTGATACTAAACATTTATTGAGTATTAATAAAAAAGTTGAAGTATTAATTGGTTTCGTAAACACAACAGACGAGTATACAGAATATGATATGCTCTGGTTCCCGCAAGGAACTTACGTAATTATTTCACCAAATATTTCTCATAATAATAGTGGTGTTAATATTTCATTAACATTACATGATAAAATGGCTTTATTAAATGGAGAGTGCGGAGGTACGTTACCTGCCTCCGTAGTCTTCAATGAAATAGAAGATATAGATGAAGATGGTAATATACAAATTACAGAGCCTACTGTCTATCAAATAATCCAAGAGCTAGTTAATCACTTTGGTGGTGAGCAATTAGGTAAAATAATAATCAGTGATATAGACAGTAAAATTAAAAAAGTAATGAAATGGACTGGTTCAACTCCGTTATATCTTTACCAAGAACCTGCGGCGGATGGCACAATTTACAACAGCTTTAGCACTAACTATAACGAGCTCGCCGCACGTCAAGCACAAGGACATGGAACAATAAAAGAGTTTTCATATGGACAAGATATTGGTTATATATTAACTGATTTTGTTTATCCTGGTGAATTAGTTGGTAATGCAGGAGATACTGTTGTTACTATTTTAGATCAAATTAAAAATACTTTAGGTAACTATGAATATTTCTATGATATTGATGGTAATTTTAGATTTCAAGAAATTAAAAATTATCTGAATACATCATATTCTGTATTTTTAATTAATGAAATGAACGCAGATAATTATTTAGTTGATTATACAAGTGGTAAATCTGTTTATACTTTTGAAGATGCAAATATTATTCAATCATATTCAAATTCACCACAATATCAACAAATTAAAAATGATTTCTTAATCTGGGGAAAAAGAACATCTGTAGATGGACGAGACGTTCCAATCAGATACCATTTAGCTATTGATAGTAAACCAACTGTTGGAAATAGTTATAAAGTATTCTTTTTTATAGATCCAGATGATGGAATTACAAAAGCAAAGAAACCAGTTGAGTTTGCTTCTAAATCTAAGTTTCCTGATAAAGGAGAAGCTGGTATTTATTATTATGCGGCAGACACTGGTATAATTTATAAATGGGCAACAGATGCAAAAGCATATGAACAAACCCCATATACAATAGAAACAATCAAAGCAACTGATTATAGAACAGAACTTTACATGGCGGGTATGGCTAGTGAACCTTTTGGGCTAGACAGCAATTATTACTATACTGAGTTAAAAAATGAATGGCCTAAATTATATGATATGCGAAATCAGAAATTCTTTGAAGAGGTTATAGATCAGCCAAGTGATATTGATTTCTTTTTAGATTTTATAGATACTCCAACCGCAATATCAGAATTTAGTGTACAAAATATTGGTAGGAGAACTACAACTCTTGTTGATGATTCTATTAACTGTATTTTTGAACCAGATAATCCTGATATAGTAATTATAGAAGCTGGTAGTGAAGATGCAGATAGTATGCAAAGAGAATGTGAAGCCCGAAAACAAGAATATGCACAAGTTCGTTCAGAAATATATGCAATGTTGTTAAATGGTGGAGCATTAAAATCCGCCTATGATGAAATTAAAAAAGAACTATATCAATATACAAATTATAATGAACAGATTTCATTAACCACATTACCAATTTATTATCTTGAACCAAATGTTAGAATTACAGTTCGAGATAATTAGAGTGGGATATATGGTGATTATATGGTTAAATCAATTTCATTACCATTAGATATTAATGGAACAATGAGTTTATCTTGTACAAGAGCACTCGAAAGAATTTGATTTATGAAAGGAGATAAAAGGAGTAATAATGTATTGTATATATAAACATATAAATAAAAAAGATGGTAAAATTTATATTGGACAAACAAAAAATCCTAAAGAACGATGGAGTCGTCAAGGTGAAACATATAAAGGATGTACTTATTTTTATAATGCTATACAAAAATATGGCTGGGATAATTTTGAACATATAATTATTGAAGAAAATATTTCAGCTAAAGATATAGATAAAAAAGAAGAATATTATATTAATTTATATGATAGTAGAAATCCAGAAAAAGGATATAATATTGCTAAGGGCGGCCATCAGGGTGGTTCAATAGCAGGTGAAAAAAATCCATTAAATAAATCAATAATTTGTTTAGATACTTTAAAAATTTATCCTTCCGCTCGTATTGCAGGAGAAGAGCTTGGCATTGATGAATCTTGCATTAGAAAGGTTTGTCGTGGTAATAGAGCTTCTGCAGGGGGTTATCGTTGGGCGGACTATGATGAAAATAAAACTTATACAAAACCTAAAAAAGTTGCTCGTGGAGCGGGAAATACTCGTCCTGTTAAATGTATTGAAACTGGTGAAATTTTTTCATCTTGTTTATAGGCAGCAAAAGTTTTACAAGAAAAATCTCCTTCACGAAAATTAGAAAATATTGCAAACTTAATTGGTAGAGTTTGTCGTGGTGCTCAACAATCTACTGGCGGGTACCATTACTGTTATGAAGAGGAGGTTTAAGACTCATGAGCTATCAGATCGGCCAGTTTAGACGTCCACAACTTGACTCCTATTCAACCCCACTTAGCATGGAACTTAGTCATCAACAAACAGAAGACGCATCAAGTGGAGATATTTTATTTTATAATGCTTGTGGGAATTTATCAGGAGACAATGTAATGAACAATCAAAATTGTTATTACTTGCGGTTTGGCGTTAAACAAAGAAGGGATTCAGAACAAGCATTTTATTTAAAAATAAGAAATGTTTCTGAAACAGAAGATAATGAACAATTAATTGATGAATTTAAAGTAACCCGTGGCACTGGGACGGTTTATTTTGAAGTTATATTATCACCAAATGCGACATATAATCAAGTTCTTTGGGAGTTACAACGAACTGCTCTTGATTATAGAATGTTAAACTATGGTAGAGGAATGGATGCCTATGGTAGAGTAATGAAGGTTGTAGATTATACTTATACAAGATTGATAGATGTGCTAACAACTTTGAAATCCACATATACGGGTATGGAATATTTAACAAAGATTGGTATTCAAGGCCCACCTTCATTGCTCATGTGTATCAATAGAGAGCAAATCAGGATTGGGAAGACTGGAATATATGAAATTAATAATGGTATTAATATTACTTCTATTAGTTTTGTACCTAAAACTTCTACTCTTTCTTCTGATGGACTAGATTATTTTATTATGGATTTCGAGTATTAATTAAGGAGGATTAAAGGATGTATTCTTTTTATGGTGGCAGACCTGGCAATTCTTTTATAATTATTACAACATATAGAAGTATTGCGGATATGGTCACTAAATTTAAACAGGGACCAAAATATACGGCAGTACATTATGATGAGCACGTAATGATTAATACCGTAAATAAAAATGATCCAGATAACGGTAAAATATATAGACGTGGTTATGATTTTAATAACACAATGGGCGGTGCTGAATATATTGGAACTATTGTTGGTCCAGCAGGAAAAGCACCAATGTTGGAAATGACAACAATAGCAGATGTGAAAAAGAAACACGCATCTGAAGGTTATGATGAAAGATTTTCTTCTGGTCAATATTCACCAATAGGTGGAAATCTTGTACCTGGTAAGACTGGAAGTGGAACTTTTAATGATGCAATCACTTGGGCATGTTGCTCTATTAGAAATGAAAATGATGAAGATGCTACCGCATATATTGGTTTTACTTTCCCATATACAGTAATTGATTATGAAACAAGTTGGATTGAACCATATGTTGCGGGCAGATATGCAGATACAAGCTCTGCAACAAGAGTAGATGATGAAACTCATCCATTTTTTGAGAAATGGCGTATTAATGTACCAAAAGGCGTTAAAGGAAATGCTTTCATGAATTTGAAAGTGGAAGCAGCATCCGCTAATATAAAAAAATATACTGGTCAAGCAGATGATATTAACCACGGCCGTATGATCCTTGCATATGATTATTATAATTATGATGATTATCAGAATGGTGCGCCTGTTAGATTATATCTTGGTGATTATAATATGATTGATAATGTATCTATTGATGATGAGGGTACTATTACTATTGATTATAGTCATGATGATGATTCAGTATGGACAAAAAAAATTAAATGGATTAAATCAGTTGCATTAAATACTGAAACTGGTTTACTTACTGTTGTTTATAATCATATAACAGATGCAAAAGGAAATCCAACAACATACACAACTTACCTTGATTGGATTGATGAAGTAAATGTTGCGGATGATGGTACTGTTACTTTTGGACATACACATGAAGCTGATACAGTTTTCAGTAAGAAAATTAAATGGGTAACTGGAGTTACTATTAATAATAATGGTACAGTAACTTTTAAATGGAATAATGGAACTGCTGATACTATATTTAGTAATATTATCAAATGGATTAGTTCTGTAAATCTTGCGGCAGATGGTACATTAACTGTTGGATATAATAATGGTGCGGCAGATAGTGTATTTAGTAAAGCTGTTAAATGGATTACAGACGTCCAAGTTGCAAATGATGGTACTGTAACTGTTAGTTATAACAATGATGATCCTGCATATGTAGCAAGTCAAAGGTTGAAATGGATTAATGATATTACATTAGCGGAAAATGGTACTTTAACTGTTAGTTATAATAATGGTAGTACAGATACAGTATTTACCAATAGAATTAGATGGTTAACAAATGCCACTCTCACTAATAATGGTACTCTTACATTAAATTGGAATAACGGAACAGCTGATACAGTTTATGCTAATATGTTTAAATGGATTAGTGGAATGAGTGTAGCAGCAAACGGCACTGTTACTTTAACATGGAATAATGGTGATAGTAATACTGTTTATGAAAATTTAATGAAATGGATTAGCGGATGCACTATTAATACTGGTACAACAGAAGGGGATGGAAATCAAAAACTGCATATTCTATGGAATGATGGAGCAGAAGAGGATATTGGAAATCCTATTAATTATATTATGAGTATGGCAGTTAATCCAAATAATCATTTACTTGTAAGATATTCCGATCCCGCAAGGCGTGCTAGCGGAATTACATATAATGGAATTAACGGTTGGACTGATTTAGGAGAAATTACTCAACAATATGAGTATAATAGTGGAAGTGCAGCTACTGGATTAGAATGGATTGGAATTGGTCAATTAATTGATAGAGGATCTGGAAAT